CTATTTCCGAGCGTATCGATTAATACGACATGATAATAGAGATTGGCGCCAAAAAGGTTATCGACAACACCATATCGGGTCATTAAACCAACCTGAGGTTCAAACGACACAGGATCCACAACCCTTTGCAGGAGTATTGGGATGTACGGACAAAACAGAATGCCTGCGTCCCAGTATTCGCTACCCTTATAGCCGAGTAGAGCAAAGTCCGGAATACCCTGAGTACGAGCTTCTCCACCAACGGTATACTGTCCTTGATTATCCCAGGAATTGTTCATCCAGGAATTGTTCTGAACAGGTGTACGGGTATCACGGAAGACAGTGAATCGGCCATTGCCGATTGTACCAACCTTAGCAATACCGGAACTATCCGTAGAGATCGTACCGTTAACTTCCATAATGGCATACTGAGGAAGCGTTTCCAATAAGGAGCAGACATCCGGAGTAGCGATAATGAAGTTAGCTGGACCACGACGGTTACGAACAGCCATACGGTTAGCCATCTGAATGATGAACTGATAAAATGCACGGTCACGTTCAGCCATCCAACGAGCATCAGCCTTAGAACCATCCCAATAGGAATATTCATTAGCGGAAAGAGCGGCGTAGAGCATACGAACGATCATTTCACGGTCAATTTCAGCTTGAAGTTCGTAGGACATCATGGAAGTAACTTCCTGTTCGATGTCGATACCGTTCATGTTACGAATATCCTGTTCGAGTTCAAGCGTCCAGGAAGTACCGATACGACGGGTACCAGCTTCAACAGCTTTCTTCTCGAAGGTAAACTTCGTACGAGGAATACGACCAGTAGCTTCATAGTCACCCAAGAGAGCGGCAGTACCGAGGTCCTGGTCAGAGAACGTAAACTTGCCACCGGCAATGTGGGTAGCCTTAAAGAGAGCATTCGCAGCCGCAATCGCTTTCTTATCTTCATCAGTGTCAGGAATTGTATGCTTGGTTACACCGTCGGACAATGTGAATTCAACACCAGGAGTAGCTCCGGAGATAATCACGAGGTCGGCAACAGCCTTAATCTGATAGGCAGCACCAGCATCAGAAGCATTCCAAGTTGTTACAATATCAGCATCGGTATAAGGAGCACCCGTTTCTTTATTGATCGTACGGTTAAAGAGGTTGTTACGACGACCAGTAAAGGAAGTGTCGAGGTAGTTATAACCCATTTCAGTTCCAGGGGACTTAACCGTAGCTTCAAGCTGCTTCATATCCGCAGGAGCCGGAGGATTGGCAGTATCTTCGGTACGGAAAGTATTCACACCGTATTGAGGTCCAGTCGTAGGCGGATTAGCCAGCGTACCGGAAGAACGAGCTTCATGAAGAGGCCCTTGGTCATAGCGATAACGAATAGCAAACGCAAGGGAAACAGGTCCGGACATCGGCTGGACACCGACAACTTCATTGGAAATAAGTTCCGGGAACGTACGACGAATCATCGGAAGAAGAATCTTCGGTAAACGATTGTCGCCCTTCGCATAGGTATCGCCTTGAGTAATCGCACCACCAAAAGAGGCGTTGGCACCCCAAATGCTGGAGCTGTTCGGGTTCATATCTTCCATCAGGGCGTTAGCCTGGTTTTCAAGAAGAACAGCCGTAACGGCACGCGTATGCTTATTTTCAATAGGAGCAACGTGTTCAGAAACGAGCAGCTTCTTCCACTTATTCACACAGTTCTGATAGAACTGCTTGTTCTGCTGAACAGCAGCGCCAACAGACTGAGTTTGTACTTGTTGAGTCTTTTTCATAAAAAATTATATTAATTTATCTTTGTTTTTGCTTGAATATCAAGCGATTTTCGAGGAGACGGAATTCTTGTCCGTAAGATTAAATTAACTGATGCTTGAAAATTGTATAGTTAATTTCTTTGGTTATACTCTAATAACAATTGATATTTAGGTTTTTAAAGCAACTCTTAATAATCAGAAGATGCCATTTCGGCAGCAATTTCATCAATAAGAGAAAAACCGGAGTTATTAGAAGAGTTTTCTGTCATCAGATCTTTTGTACGGCGGGGTTCGGTCGGAAGCTTTTTCTTATCTCGTACCTTTAGGGCTTCTTCCTTAAGAACAGTACGTTTCTTTTCCCGACCTTGCCTATAAAGATCTAAAATATAATTGAAATTTTCATTAATGAACTTAATATCCTTACCATGAAGCATGCGTTTCATATGAGAGGCTTCAGCTTCCGGCAGCTTGGCAGTCCTGGATTCAATCAAAAGATTAACCTCGGAATTATAAAGAGATTCTTCAAGCCGCTGGTTTTCTTCTTTAAGCTTTTTAATATAAGAAAGAGCTTTGGTCATTTTTTCACGAGCTTCAAGAATTGGGCCGGAAATAGATTCCTTCATCAAAGCGGAATCAACACCAAGCTGAGTGCGAAGGCCTTCAAGAACAATGCGGGCCGTATTATTAAGGGCAGCCTCTTTGATAATAGAATAATCTACAATATTGCCAATTTTAGATTCAATGAATCGTTCGATATTTTTGGCAAGGGAAGCTTTGAACTTTTCAGCATCTGTTCGAAGAGCTTCAGTATATTTGGCTTTAATTGATTCAAGCAAAGCCTTATCCTTTGCATCTTTCTTCTTAAGAAGATTAACCAACTTTACCTTATGGTTTTCATCAATCTGCTTGACGAGTTCTAAAATTCGCTTTTCAGCTTCATCGTCATATTGATGAAGTGCAGATTCTACTTGAATTTGAACCTGCTTGTCAAATTCTTTTTTAATATCGGCAAGATCGGCTTCCGATAAAACATTCTTTAAACTTTCGGGAATTTTCATATTCTATTATTAAAATAAGTCGGTTTCGCGTTCAGCCTTTTTAAGCTTCTTGGCGATATTTTTCTTAACGATGGTTTTTAGTACAGAAGCGGCAAATTTGGCGTCTTCTTCTAAAATTGCCTGTACAAAAGATAAGCAATCTTTATCTAATTGTTTTACTTTCTTTGTTTTCTTAGACATAAGGTTATTTACGATTTGTAGTAATTTCGTTAAAGCTCTTAAGGAAGTCAATCACTGATCGTTTAATATAGTCGTTTCGGTCTCCAACTGGAAGATTCGCAAATTTCTTACTAGTATCATCGTAAAGTTTTTCCATTCGAATAGAACCGTCAGATTCACAAACAAACTGGGCAGACTCTAAAATACCGTCTACATAGGCGCTCGAAAAACTTGGATCCGAAACCGCATCTATGGCGACCATGCGCAAATTTGAAACTCTTGAATATCCTTCAGATGTTTCCGTCAGCTGACCAAGGCAGCGGGAAGACATGCCAACTTGAACGCCATTATTAAGAAGAGATTTCAAAAGATCACCTTTGGGCGTACCAACTAAAACTTTAGACTTGCCGTACCAAACATTATTATCTTCCTTTAATTCAACAACCAAATGGCAAGCAGCTCCAAGATCAACTGAAGCAGATTCGGGGTGATTTAATTCTCCAAGTGCACGCCCAAATTTAATCTTTTCTTCAGTATAGCGATTAACTTCGCGGCGAAGTTCTTCAGCTGGATATAAACGATTATTTCTATTAATAATTTCAGAACCAAGATAAGGACCAGTCAAATATAAAGCCCGTTCTTTGTGAAGACTTTCTTCTTCATATAATATTTGTAAAGGATCCATTCGAGAAGGATCAGGCATTTCACAAATTAATTTATAAGGGGTTGTTGAAACCATACTTTATTAATAATTAAACTTATTTACGTATGAACAACTAATTTTTAAAAGATTAGCGCTTTTTGCAAAGATTTTTAATTAAATTTCATTCCTTAAA